TTAGACAGGCTTTTGCCGGTTTAAGGGCTTTACCCGTTGTACCTTACGGCGCTTTATGTAGATGTCGGTCGTGGTCTTGCGGGCGTGTGCCAGCAGGCCGTGGGCGTCCAGGCCGCGCTCGTCGGCGTCGGTGCCGGCCTTGGCGCGGATATCGTGTTCGGTGAAACGCTCCTTGATAATGCCTTCGGCCAGCGCTTTGCGCATGGCCCGCTGCCAGATGGAGCGAAAGCCGTCGCCGCTGTAGGGTTGGCCATGGCGGGTGCAGAATAAGTATTCGCTGTTCGATGGCCGAGGGAGGGCCTTAGCCATTTGCACGGCCAGGCGCAGATCGTCGTCCCATTCGATCACCACGCGTTTTCCCTGTTTGGCGGTTTGCTGGTAATGGATACCGTCCTCCTTGAGCTGGTCTAGCCGGGTCGCGAGGATCTCGCCTTGACGGCGGCCGGTGCAGTACTTGTAGAGGCAATAGGCTTGCAGTAGCGGCGAGGCCGACTGCATGAAGGCGGCCAGTTCTTCGTCTTCGATGTAGCGATCGCGGGCCGCTCGGTGATGCGCTTGACGCCGCGACAGGGGTTGTAGCGGAGTACGCCCCATTGCATCGCTTTGGTGAAGACGTGCGAGAGCAGCGCGCGCTCGCGGTTGGCGCGCACCGGCGCCGTCTGGCCGCGAATTTCTAGAAATTCGTACACGTGGCGCGGTTCGACGTCTTCCGGCTTCATGTCGCCGAAGAACACTCGCAGCGCTTTGATTTCACTTTTGTTGTCCTTGTAGGTGCGCGGCGCCTTACGCGGCGCGATCTCCAGCATGTAACGGTCGAAGAGGCTTTGCATGCGGGTCGCGGTAACAGGCGCCTCGACTAACTTGGCCCACTCGGCCATGGCGTCGGGCAGGTTGGCGCCCAGGCGGTGCCATTGGCCCGCCCGGTCGACGTAGTAGTAGGCCCCGTGCTTGAAGTAGACCCGGGGCGGTAGGTGCTTGTTCTTAGTTCGCGGTCTTCCCATGGGTGAAGTCCATTAGTGCTTTGACATTGGGTTGAGTGCGCGTCGGCCTAGCATCGCCGCCGAGGACTTTCTCGATGTGCGAGCGCAGGATGCGCGGCCGACCTTCGGCGTTGAGCGTGAACTTCACGCCGTTGCGCTCGAGCCAGCGAATCTGGGCCGACTGCCGTTTTCTTGCTGTGAGCTGGTAAAGTTCGTCGTCGCTTAGGAACAGGCTCATGGTCGTGCGGCTCCCCTGTTAGTCGTGCGGTTCGGTTTCGATCATCACGTCGGCGTTGAACTGCGTCCGTAGCGCCTGAAAGCCTGGCTCCGCGAGCAGCGCGGCCAGGGCCGGCTGCTGCTCGCGAATCTCCTGCCAGTGGGCGGCTTTCTCGGCCGGCTCCAGTTGGCTCAGGTTGAGCCAGGACGTCGGCCGGTAGCGGCCGATTGCGCCGGCGGGCAGCGGGCGCGGCCAATCGCGGATGTCGCCCATGTCAGCGCCGCTCCGCCATTTCCTGACAATCGACGCAGCGCTGAACGCCGGGCAGGGTTTGCCGGCGGCGCTCGGGGATGGGCTCGTCGCAGTCGATGCAGTGGGTGCGACTCGTGCCCTGGTAGCGGACGCGAGCGGCAATGCAGGCCTCGGTAAAGCGTTCGGTGTATTCGGTGGCGATGTCGATAGCTTTGGTCATTATTATGGTCTCCGGTAATCGTTATTGGTCGCTGCTGCGGCCGAGGTGGAGCTGCGCTTCCGGCATGTCGCGGCGGACGCGGTAGCTGCAGCGGTGAGCGTCGATGGCGCGTTGCAGGGCGTTTGTGGAGTCGAACACCAGGACCAGCGCGGCGCGGTGATGGACCCGCTCGCCGTCCTGGGTGACGACGGTCAGTTCGCCGGCGTCGTGCAGCGTGCCTTGGGGTAGCGGAGTGGTGTGCTGTCGTTTCTTTGCCATGGTTTTCTCGCTCTTGTTATGGCCACAGCGCGTAGCCTTGTTATTCGGTGCCCGGCCCTCGTCGGCCAGCCGTTGCGGGCCGAGCAGGCCGATATCGCGCAGTCGGCGGATCAGGCCGGTGCGGCTCATGTCCAAGCAACTGGCTGCTGTCTTGAGGCTGTCGGTGTGCCGGGCCATGGTTAGCTCCTGTTCTTTTCTTTTTCGAAGATCCAGCACTTGACCGTCCGACTGAGGAGGGTCGAGTGCACGGCGCGGTTGGATTCGATGAAGCGGCGGACCTTGCTGGTCTTCAGGTGCCGCTTGAGGTCGGTGGACGGTGGGACGCGCAGGCCGCGGGCAGTGGCCTCCGCCTCGAAGTGCTTGAGGTTGACGGCGATGAGCTGGCCGTCGCGGCCGTCCGGGTTGTAGTGGTTTAGCGTCGAGGCCTCCCGAAGGCCCTCGATGTAGTCGAAGGCGTCCCAGAACTCCTGTACGATCGGGTGGTCGGCATTGATGGCCTGCTGGCGCTCGCGGGCCATGTGCTCGAGGAGGGCGAAGGTGTCGACGATGGCTTCGCGCGGCAGTAGGTCCAGCCCGCCGGGGCCGAGTAACTGCACCATACCCATCAGTTGCCCGTGACACTTGGCGATGCGGTGCATGCGGATCTCGGGCAGCGCGGCGAGCCGCTCGATGTATTGCGGGGCGCGGTCGCAGAACAGCTCCAGCAAATGCTTCTCGGCAGTGATGGCATCCAGCAGGAAGCGGCTGAGGTGCTCGCTGCTTAGTCGTTCGAGTTGTTCGGCCACGGCGCGGGTGTCCGGGGTTTGGTATTCGCGGGTAAAGCGCAGGTGGACGATGCGCGAGAGGATCGCCTCGCTGGCGTTTACCGGCGCGTTCTGACTGATTGCGATGGTGCCGCGGAACGGCGGTTCGTAGGTGTCGTTGCCGGCATTCTTCATGCCGCGCGCGCGGATGGAGCGGCCGTTGTAGGCGGTCTTCAGCTCGTCCCAGTCGAACTGCCGCTGGCGCAGGCCGTCCTGCTCGCGGTCGGATTCGATGAGGACCACCGGCAGGTTGGAAACCTGGGCGAAGTTACGCGCCCGGGCGGGCAGCGTGGCTTTGCTCGGGTCGAAGCCTTCGTAATCGTTGCGGCCGACCAGCTTCCAGAGAAACTCGATCAGGGTGGATTTGCCGGCGCCCGCCTCGCCGACGATTTCCAGGAAGGGAAAGCTCTTCTGCTCGGCCCGGATCTGTTCGGCGAACAAACTGCCGAGCCAGAAGGCAGCGGCAATGACGCCACGGGCGCCGTATGCCTGCCAGACTAGCCGCGCCCAGTCGTCCCGATAGCCTTCGCGGCTCTCGTTGATCTGCAAGGGGGTAGATTGCGAGAGGCTCTTGAGCGCCGTCTTGCCGAGATCGAAATAATCCTCGCTGTTGAGCTTGTGTACTTTGCCGGACTGCACAGCGAGGTCGGCGAACACCCAGGCGCGGTGCTCTTTGCTGTAGCCGACGTAGTCGATGGTGGCGACGGTTTTGATAGCCGAGAGCTGGTCGCGCAGCAGTTTGTCGAGCTGCTGGCTGCTGCCGGTCCAGATGGCGCCAGGCGCGATGCCGAGCAGGCGCTTTTTGAACTCGGAGGCGCTGGCGAGTTGGTTGCCGCTGAAGGTGTTCTTGACCGCGGCGCCGTCGTGCGGGAAGTCGACCCGGAAGTAGTACCAGCTCTCGTCGGTGACGGTATTGGCCAGGTAGTAGAGCGCGGTGACGTTGCAGTTGGCGATCTCCGCGATCGCCCCGGCCTGCTTCAGCGCTTTCTCCCGCTGCTCGGGGGTTAGCGGTGCGTCTTCGTCGCCCGCGAGATCCTTGCGCGCCTTTTCGTATTTGTCCAGGTCGAGCTTGAACCAGAACAGGCGGTTCCGGTACGCGAACGGAAACTCGCGGCGCTCGTTGTGCTGGTACATGAGCAGTGCTTTGGAGCCGGCGTTCGGCGCGACGAGCAAGGCCCCGTGGTAACGGTACTCTTTGAGGTGGGCTTTGCTGAGTTCGCCGCGCTGGTGGCAGTCGTTCCAGTCGCGTTGGCCGCGCCCGGCCGCTGGAATCTGAGCGGCGGCGCAACGCCAGCCAGCCTCGCGCGCGCGTTTGACGTGCTTTAGGGTGTAGCGCCGGCCGGCGCGATCGCTATCCAAGGCCCACACCAGCAGAGGGCGTTCTTTGCCGGCGGCGGCACAGGCGTCGGCGAGCGTGTTGAGCGCGGCGTCGGGGTAGTTGCCACTGCTGATGCTGGAGACGGCAACGAGGTCGTGATGAGTCAGCGCGATGGCGTCGAAGATGCCTTCGGTGATCCAGATTTCCTCCGCCGCGGCGAGGTCGACGCCAGGCGGTTGCCACCAGTGGCCGGCGTAGTCGGTACCGAAGCCGACGTGAGCTTTCTTTCGGCCGAAGCGGTGCGGTTTGTCGATCAGTCGCTGCCAGTAGCCGTTTGCCAGCGGAAAGCGTACGGTGGCGGTGCCGATTCGTCGCTGCGGGTCGTAATAGCTTTCCTGCGTGTACCAGCCGGCGATACGCGGTAGGTCGAAGCCGCGGCCGTAGGCGAGATAGGCGTCGGCTACCGCCGTTGGGCTGATCGTATCGGTGCTGCCGGCTTGGCTATAGCGTTCGCTCCAATCGTCGAACAGATCGGGGAACAGCTCCTTGACGTGAAACTGGGCGCCGCAGTTGTTCTCCCGGCCGCACTTCACCATCCACGGCGCATCGGCGGCGACGAATAGCTCGCGCTTCTCGCACCGGGGGCAGCGGCCTTTGCGCAGGTAGCGGCCTTCTTGCTTGAATGCCAGGTCGTGCAGCAGGCGTTCGGTGATGTCGTGGTGCAACTGTCGGTTCATGCTGACGTTTTCTTGTTTTCGGTGTTATCAGGGTGCAGGAAGCCGCACCGGCCGCTTGGCGGCGGCAGTGGTCCTGTCGGCTGGTGGAAAACGCGGTTCGGTTAGCTGGTTTCGGGTGCGAGCTCGGCCAGCAGCTGCTTACGGACGCGTGGTGAGATCGGTAGCTGGATGGCCGGGTTGGGGTTGAGGCTCGGGCTGAGGGTTTGGGTGATCTCCAGCGCCAGCGTGCCGCGCCAACCGCAATCGGCGTTCTGACATTCGAGCACCGCCTTGCGGTAAATCGGTGTCATCGACTCGCTTTTGCGGATGCGTGCGAAGCTGCCGCAGTGCGGGCAGGCGAGTCGCGGGTTGTTGGCGCGTTCGGTGCTCACGTGTTATCTCCCCTTACCTAATTGCGGCGCCCGTGGGCGGCGTGAACGGTGTGAGCAACCGCGCGATAACAAAGAATGAGCGGTGCTCGCTATAAGCAAGGGCTTGAGTATCTTGAGTGAACACGGAATGCGTAATGCGGTAAGACGTGCACTCATAGTGTATTCTTCACTGTCATTGCCTTGCACAATCTAAGTATGAACTCGAATAGAGTTTGCAGTCAACTCTTTTTAAGTTTAACCCAGGTGGATACTTAATATGAGTTCCGATATCGATGCGGCGGAAGTGATAGCCCGGTTGATGAACGCGGTTGGTGTTCGTAGTGAACGTGAGCTTTCACGCTGGTTTGGCTATGGTTTGACCACGATAACGAGCAAACGCCAGCGTGGCAGCATCCCTTACGACGAGTGCTTGCGGTTAGCGATGGAGCGGGGTATCAGCCTGGATTGGTTGATCCTCGGGCGCGGTGAGCCGCCGGCCGATGTCGCTGCACCTTTCGAGCCGCTGGCCGATGTTGAGGAGATGGCGACGCGGGCGGAAGAGTTCGTCGATGTGCCCTTGTACGATCTGGAGGCAGCGGCCGGGGCCGGTCGCTTGTTCGACGAGGAGCGGATTAAACACGTTTTGCATTTCCGCCGCGATTGGTTGGCCAGTCAGGGGCTGTTCGTGAAGGACTTGGTAGCCCTGGAAGTGGCCGGCGATTCGATGGCCGATACGCTGAACGACCGCGATACGGTGCTCGTGAACCGGGCGCTGCGCAGCGGGGACGGCGTGTATCTATTGCGCATGGGCGAGGCCTTGCGGATTAAGCGGGTGCAGTGGCTAGCCGACGGCTCGCTGCGGCTCTCCAGCGACAACGATATGTACTCGCCGGAGACCATCCATCTGGAAAACTTGTCGCAGATAGAAATTATCGGCCACTGCCACTGGCGCGGCGGGCGAGTTTACTAGTACGCCTGCTAACGCGCGCGCGGTTTCAATTCGCCTGCTCCGCATCGAAGTCGGTGACGTAACCGGCGTCGTTCAACGTGTGCGTAACCCGGAGTGCAACCCAGGGTGTTTGGTCGACGGCCGCTTTGAAGCCGCGGGCCCTGATCGGCGTTTCCACCAGCAGTTGGGGGCGGCCGACGGCTAGCGTCATGGAAAACTCCGCCGTACCGCGCTGTAGGCGCTTAAGCTCCGAACGGGCCTCGGTCAAGGCCTCTTCTTCGCTGGCGAATATCGGGCGTAGCTCTTTGGCATTGGCCTCTTCGCCAACGAGTATTTCTTTCTGTTCGCCCTCGGCGAGATCGTTCCAATAAGCGCGAACGCCGGTGTAGCTGTTGCGGTCGGCTACGCTGTAGCTGTACTGGTCGCCGTCGTGCCGATGGATTTCGGCGGTGGGAAGAGGTGTGCCGCTCGCGGTGTGGCCGGTGCCGGCGGGAATAAAGAGCAGGTGATTTCCTTTCACGGTGACCAGGGCGTCGTGGTGGTGTGCCAGGTGGCTGAGGAAGTCCATATCGGATTGCGCGGTTTGATCGCGGTGCGGCACGGCTTCGTTGGCCAGCGAGTTCCCGATCACCGGCTCTAGGCCGTGCTCGGCGGCGATGGTGCGGACGATTTCCCCCAGTGTGGTTTCGTGCCAGCTCCGGCTTTTCTGGGTCGGCAGCGAGGTGCGCATGTTGACGCTGCGGGCACGGATGGATAACTGATCCGGGCTGCCCGAGTAGCTGATCTCATCGACGGTGAACATTCCCTTGTCGATAAGCCCTTCGTGTTCCCAACCGATAGCGACTTCAATGGCGGCGCCGCGGGGCGGTAGTTGTAGGGCGTTGTCGTGATCCGTCAAGGTCAGGTTCAGCGTGTCCGCCTCCAGCCCGCGGTTCTCGGTCAGGGTCAGCGAAATTAGCCTGCCGTTGACGGTCGGACCGATGTCGATGCCGTTTACCGTTAAGCGATAACTTGGTTTGAGGCCGTCGTCGCCTTGCGTCCGCATGATTAGACTCCGAGCGCTTTGCGTAAACGGTTGCGGGCCGAGGCCAATAGTTGCGTGGCGTCGGATAGCGTGTCGTCGCTCATATCGCCGAGCAGGTCGAGGCGGTCGTCGTCGACGCGTTCGAGCTCGACGCGGAACTCGATGCGTTGCGGCGCGCGTCGCGCAGGAAGGCGCTGGCGGTTTCCTCCACGCCGGTTATCGCCCATAAGCCGTAGATGTAGCCGGTGCCTTCGATCAGCGGCCAGGCTTTGCCTTGCTCGGCCATGATGCGCAGCAAATCCAGCGACGGCCGGCCGCCGGTGAACTCCGGTAGCTGCACGCCGTTAAGGGTGAGGGTGTCTTCGCCGGGGCCGAGATACTGGTAAACCGGCCGCTCCCCTACCCGTGCCTGACTGACGTGGCGCCAAGCGGTATGCCGTTGCAACTGCTGATAAGGCACGGTGGGGACGTCGAAAACAAACTGGCCGAGAGCCATCATCATGATCGCTTACTCCATATCGTAAAGCGCGCTGCGCCGACGGGCGGCTTTTTCGCGCTCGCGCAGGGCAAGTTGCCGGGCGACTTCGCGTCCGACTTCGTCGGCGGCCATGCCCGGTGCGGCGTAGATGTTGATCGTGACGTTATCGCCGGCTGCGGCGGCCACTCCGGAGAGGCTGCCGCCGAGCGGTGCGCGCTGATCGAACTGGACGCCGGCCGCCGCCGGCAGAGCGGATACGCCCAAGGCGATGCCGGTACTGATTTGCTTGACGCGTTTGCCGAAGCCGTCGATTTGCTTCAGCGGGCCGTGTTCCGAGCGTGCCAGGCCAAGCTGATAGCCGGCGAGCGTGTCCCGCCCGGCTTCGGCAAAAACACGAGAGGGCGATCGGATCTTTAGGCGATCCCTGAACCAGCCGGCGACGCGATCGCCAATGTTGGTGATGGCATCTTTTACCCGGCTGCCCATATCGAAGATGCCCTTAATCAGGCCTTGTAGCATTTGGCGGCCGAAGTCGGTGAACTGATCGGGGAGCTCAACCCCGAACCAGCTCATCACGCCGGAGAAAGCCTTGTAGAACAACGCGAGGGGGCTGAATTCGGTGATCAAGGTGATCAAGCCGTCCAACGCCATGCTGAAGCTGTCTTTCAGCCAGGCCCAGGCGGCGGCGCCGGCATTTTTAATGTTATCCCACAAAGCTGCGAAGAGCGGGCCGAGGGTTTCCCAATTGCGCCAGATGTAGATGGCAGCGCCCACGAGTACGGCAATGAGTGCGATGATCGGATGCCCCATCGCCAACCGCCCCAACCACAGTAAGGCTTTACCCACCGCCGGTAGCACGCGCTTAGCCAGGCTGGTGAAAGTCGTTATAGCGCCCTGACCATAAATACTAAGCGCCGTTAAGCTGTAGCGCAGGATGGCTAACTGGATCGAGACGGCCGCCGCAATCTGGACCAGCGTGCCGACCGCAACAACCATGCCGGCCAGGGTGGCGCCGGCTACCGCAATACCGCCAATGAGCTTGGGGTTCGCTTCGATCCATTCGCTGACCTGCTGCAACACCTCGGTAAGGCGTTGGAACAAGGATCGCATCGGGCCGTCGATGCTCTTTTGGATGCTGGTGCCGATGCCGTCCCAGGCTTGGCGTAGCTCCTCGAAATCCTGCTTGGCTTCCTCGCTGAGGAATTGACTGCCATAGGAAAAAGCGGCGAGGCCGACGTCCTTAATGGCCCCGCCGTGGCGGGAAATGGATTGGAGGCGCTTAAGCGTTTGCTCATGCTTTTTCTGCGCCCGCTCCAGTTCGTACTGTTGCGCGGTTTGCCGCGCTTGACGCGCTCGTTGCTGATCGGTGTGGCGGCCGACCGCGGGGTACAGGTCGTTTAACTGACGCAACTGTTCGCGGCCAGCTTTGACAGCCTGAGCCGTTGAATCGACGCCGTCCCGCAGCTGTTTGAGGGCTGCGGTTGCGTCGTCAACGCCCTCTAGCAGTATTTCAAGCTTGATGTTGCTGGCCATCAGTCCTCCACGCCGCTGCGCTTACGAGCGCGTTCGCGCCATTCCATCAGTTCGGAGAGAGACAGGGTGTCCATGAAATCCGGCTGCCAGTGAAACACGACAGCCAGATCCGCCATGGCATCGTCTACGCAGTAAGGTAGGCGTTGTCCGTCTTCTCCTGCTTGAGCAAAAAACTCACCACGATGCCTCCGCACTCGACCAGGTCGGCGGGGTCCATTTGCTGGACTTCGCGTTCCTGCACGGTCGGTTGGCTGATGCGCGGCAGCACTTTGGCCAGCGCGTTCACGTCCATCTGCAACAGCTCGACCAGGGCCAGGCCGCGCAGCTCGCCGGCACCGGGTTTACGCAAGGCAAGTTCGACGATGTCGCCGCCGTTGCGCGGGATCGGCGTTTGGAGCTTGACGGTGTTGGCGTTGCTTTGCGGCTTTTGGCCTTCCGCTGCCGACTCGTTAGCGAAGTTGTCTTGATTCATGGCAATGGCGTCCTCCGGAACGAGCGTGAATTACAGGCCAAGGGCCTGACGTTTGGCGGCCAGCATGTCTTCGCCGCGAACGTTGAAGACGTAGCCCGGCACGTCGATCTCGACGATCGTGTCGCCGTCGATGCTCAGCTTGTAATAGCTGCAGCTGGTAACGACCTTGATCTCGTTATCCTCGCCGTTCTTGGCCGTGCCCATCTCGATCTCGCGGTGGCGGCCGCGTACGACGAGCTCGACCGCAACGGTCTCATCGGTGTCGTCGCGCACGTAGGCGCCGGCAAAGCGCAGCATCGCACCGTCCAGATCGACCGGACCGTAGCCGTCGAAGATCTCGGCGATCAGGCCGCCGGCGGTCCACTCCATCTCGATCTTTTCCTGACCGAGGTCGATTTCGACCGTGCCGTCCATGCCGCCGCCGCTCCATTCTTCGACTTTGCGAGACAGCGTGGGGAGAACGACTTCGGCAATCTGGCCCTGCCAGTTGTTGCCGTCGCCGAACAAATTGAAGTTCTTGAGCTTTTTAGGAAGTGCCATGGGTCAATGCTCCTTACGCGGTCATCCGGCTGGCGAAGTCGACCAGGTAGCGGTCGGTGATGCGCTGACGGAAGGTGAGGTCTTCGAGCGGCGGGACCGGCGTGTAGTCGTAGTCGATGGTGAGCTTGCCGGCCTTGAGGGTCTCGGGGGTGTTGAGCGTCTCGTCGAGCCAGCAGCTGGCGCCGATCAGGTAGCCCGCGTTCACCATCTGGCGCAACGCTGCGTTGATGCCTTCGATGATGTCTTTGGCCAGGGAGGGGTGCAGGGGTTTGTCCACCGCCCACAGATGACCGCCAGCAACAGTGTCGGCAACGACTTGCGCGGTGCGGGTGTAGTTCTCGAAGGCGAACAGCGGGTCGTCGGAGCAGGTGCGCGAGCCCCAAAAGCGGTAACCGCCCGATTGGATCAAGGTGGTAACGTCGGCGGCGTTAAGATAGCCGGCGTCGGTGGCGGGATCTTGTAAGTCCCAATGCACGTCTTTATCGATACCGCTCACGCCGTCGACCGGCATGTTGGAGATCGTCTTGTGCCAACCGATCTGGTTGTCGAGCCGAGCCCGCAGGCCCAGTGCGCGGGCGACGGTGTAACCGGAGCCTTCGGCATTGGCCTCGGTGTCGAAGCTGACGAAATCCGGCCAGATCAGCATCAGCTCGCGAGCGCCGAAGTTGTCGCGGTAGGCGGCGGCGTCTTCCTTGGTTTCGCAGCCGAAGGCACTGGCGTAGGTAAAGGCACGCAGTTTTTGCGCGATGGCGACGGTTTCTGCTGTTACATGCTGGGAGTCCAGTTCCGGTACGCCCAGCAGCCGCGGCTTGACGCCGAAGCGTTGCTCGGCGGTGAGCAGTGCTTTCAAGCCGGTTTTCTTACCGTCTTCACGGACCGTGCCGATGATGTTGCTCTGGGTTTCTTCTTCGGTCTCGCCCTCGGCCACGCGGACGATGACGGTGGCCGGGGTGGCGTGAGCCGCAATGGCTTCCAGCGACCGAGTCAGCGTGCCGCCGGTGCCGGCTTTTGCCATGTCGGCGTACAGATCGGTGCTAAGGACCGGGGTATCGAGCGGGAAGCGCTCCGAATCGGCGTCATCGGCGGTACAGACAATGCCGATAACGGACGTCGAAACGGTGCGCAGCGGGCGTACGCCTTCGTTGATTTCGAGGACGCGAACGCCGTGGTGGTATCCAGTGGGCATGAGCAGCTCCTGATTCCTGTTTGGATGATCGACACCATAGTGACGTTTACTGTGCTGGGAGGGCAGCGAGGGCGGGTGTAAGGCGAGGATGGGACACAAGGCTATAAAAAACGCGAGGCCGTCAGGTTCGGCCTCGCGCTGATGGTGTGGCTGCAAATCGCTGATTTATTAGAGGTAGGCAGTTACCTCTTCCGGCTGGTCCGGCCAAACAACTTCGAGGGGTTCTTTAAACGCTTGCGGCACATCGCGTAGCGATTGGCGGTACTGTTTCACCGCTGCCTGCTGCGCGGGTGTCAGCGGCGCATCCGGTAGTACCATCCAGTCGGTTTCCCGCATGCGGTCGTCGCGCTCGGCGCGAATCCGCTCCCAGGAGTTGAGCCAGGCCTGTTCGGCTTGTTTGCGCTCCTGTTCTAGGCGGGCCTTTTCCGCGTTCCAGGCATCCAGACACTGTCCGACCAGATTGTCGGGGTCTTCGTAAACGTGTTTCCAGACATCGCGATAGTAGATGTCGGGTTGCCCATCTTGTGAGTGAACGGACCAAATTTCGTCGGGAAGAAAATCGAGATTGACGTGCAGGAAAACGCCATCGACCCCTACGGTATTGTCGTCTTTGATTGCGTCGAATCGCTGCATGGGGTAATCCTCAGAGTTTCATGATAAAGGCAAGTGCGTAGTAGGGCGGTCGAACATCGACGGTGTGGCTGTGATCGCCGTCGCTTTCGATGTCGTGGCTGTGGGAGCCGTTCGCCTGTATACCGCCGGTTAGGCCGTGGGCGTGGGGATTACCGTTGCCCCTGCTATTAATCGGGCTTGAACTTGATGTGACTGGGTCGGAGGACAGCCCGGCAACGCCGTTAAAGGTGGAGGAGGAGCCGCTGGTGTTCCTGCCTTGTAGAACGTGGTCATGACTTGGCATCTGCCCGATACTCAGCGGATGTCCGCTAACGCTGAACGTATTGCTATGACTATGTTCGCCTGCGCTGTTCGTGCCGCCGTGGTTGTGCGAGCCGTTCGTGCTGGTCGTCTTTTCGTTAGAACCGCTTTCGTCGCCGACGGGATAGTTTAGTCCAGCGGCGACGACGAACTTGTCGCGTAAGTCTGGCGTACCGTTATTGCCATCGCACAACACCCAACCTTCCGGAATTGCGTTTGCCGGGCCGTCGTACATGGCGATGAGACGTTGTGGGATCGCTTTTCTAATGGCAGCCTGTATCTGGTCGTCGACATAATCTTGTCGTGCAAAGATCATATCGGGGGTATCGTCGACTGTTACGGTGTTGGTGTTGCTGTAACGCACCAGGATACGGAGGTGCTGATCGGTATCGGCGCCTTCGCCTTCGACGGGCTTATAGCGCTCGGGCGTGGCGGCCACCACGATTAGATCGCCTTCGCTGTCGAACGCTGCAAATTCGCGGATATACCAGCCGCCGGCTGCGCGCGGGACTACTCCCTCGATAACGAAGACTTGGTCATCCGTTTCGCTGACATAGACGCGATTCAACGTGCCGCGCCAGACTTCGTGGGTCAGTGCCGTCCAGCTCGATTCCGGGGCGACGTAATTGCCGCCGCCGTCGCCGACGGCAAACTCAACCAGTTGCAGTTTCTGACCGTCGGCTTCGGCCTGGGCTAGCTTGGCGAGGCCAATATCGGTGAGGATTGCGTAGTACTGAGACATAATTTCTCCGCCAAATGGTTAACTTGGCATCGAATCGCCGCAATTGCGTCGATAAGTGCCAATCCCATGTTGATCGCTGTTGGCGGAGGAGAGCAGTCTCTGGCCGTGTAAGCGGCGAGGCTTACACTTTGGGGGCGGCGCGATGCGGTGCCGGGGGAGGCTGACTCAGCAAGCTTACACCGGTTGCTTCCGGTGTAAGCTATTGTCGATTAAAGATATCCCAGTACTACTTCCGGTTTTCCGGCCAAACTACCTCTAGAGGTGCGCTAAAGTGCTGTGGGATGTCCCGTAGCGCTTGCCGATAGATTTTTACCTCATCACGCTCGGAATCGGACAGCGGCGAGTCGGGGAAAATCATCCAGTCCGTCTCTGTGATTAGCGCGTTGCGCTCCTCCCGCACACGACCCCAGGAGTTGAGCCAGGCTTCCTCGGCAGTTTTTCGCTGCTGTTCTAAATGGGCAAGCTCGGCATCCCATGCAGCAACGCATTGCCCGACAAGATCGTCAGGGTCTTCGCTTTTGTGCTGCCATATATCGCGCAAGTAGATGTCTGGTTCGCCGTCCACGCTGTGGACAGACCAAACCTCTATAGGTAAAAAACTAAGATCGACGCTCAATGCAACACCGTCGACCGTGATCATATTGTCGTCTCGGATAGCAGTTAACTGACGCATGGCTAATACCAGATAATAAAGTTGGTTGCTTCGTATGGCTGTCGCACGTCTACCGTTGTGTTTTGTATGCCGCCCGTTAGGCCGTGCATGTGCGATTCGCTACCGCCTCTTGAGCTCGACATGACCGCCTGCTCGGTACGACTTGTAAATGATGTTGAGTCGTCACGGCCGCTCCGCCGCGGGCCGCTCCCTCTATCACGGTTTACCCAAGGCAGATCTCTTGCGCTCTCGTGGTCATGGCTGGGCATCTGGCCCAATCTTAGCGGATGCCCCGAAACGCTCAGATTGTTCGGGTGGCTATGGTCTCGCTGGTCATTGCCACCTTTATCGCCGACTTCGTACTGGTCGCCAGCGCCTACGGCAACTCGGTTACGCCGGTCAGGCACGTTAAACGTCGTTTCGCCATTGCCCTCACCGAATTTCGTGCCGACGATGTTAAATAGACGGTCGTATTCCGTACGGCTAACTGTGCGGCCGTCGCACCAAAGCGCTCCATCTGGGAGAAAATCGCCCGTCCATTCGCTTACCGTGCCAGGAATACCTCTCTCTGGTACAAGACTGTGCCCATTGACCTTCAAGCTCGGCACATCGAGCACTGGCCCCCCGTCGCCGTTGTCTTCGTATGCGGGAAGCTCACCGACCAACTTGCCAACGGCGCGAGTAGCGGCGTCCTTCAGTCCTAGATTGTCCCGCGCAGCTTCGGTGCTTGTTAGGTCGGCGAGGTTTTCCGAGATCCGGGCATGTCCGCTGTGTGGCGCTGCTGAATCGCGGTGCTGGGCGATCGCCTCCATGAGCTGGCTGTCTGCCGCGTCAACGTAGTCCTTGCGGGCTAGGATGGTATCCGGCGTGTCGTTGACGGAAACGGCATCGGCGTTGCTGTACCTAACCAGCACGCGAATATGCTGGTCTAAATTGGCGCCGTCGCCCTCTGCCGGTTTGAATCGTTCCGGCACGGCTGCAATGACAATTAGGTCGCCGTCGCTATCGAGTGCTCCAAACTCGCGGATGTACCAGCCGCCCACTTCCCGAGGCACGACACCTTCAATGGTGAAGACCTGCTCGTCAGTTTCGCTGACATAGACGCGATTCAACGTGCCGCGCCAGACTTCGTGGGTCAGTGCCGTCCAGCTCGATTCCGGCGCCACGTAATCGCCGCCGCCGTCGCCGACGGCAAAGTCGACCAGTTGCAGCTTTTGGCCGTCGGCTTCGGCCTGGGCCAGTTTGGCCAAGCCTACTTCAGTGAGGATTGCATAATACTGAGACATGACTACTCCGCTGGTGGGTAAACGCATAAGTCGTCGCCCAGGGTGATGGCGGCGCCGACGTAAGTTGCCCCGCAGACAGGCTGATAGAGGTTGACGACGTCCAATACTTGGGATTCCCGTGCGTAGCGACCGACGACGTCGTGGATGTACAGGTGTAAATCGTCGGGGATGGCGGAGTCGGTCAGTTCGATATCAAGCTCGTAATGATGCGGGGTATCGCCGATCTCCCACCATTCGCGCACCAGAATATCCATGCCCAAAGCGGCTAGTTCGCGCCGCAGCGAGCCGAGGGTGCCGCGGTAGCGGCGGGTTTCTAGCGCGGTTTTGATCACTCGCCGTTGGCGGGCGGTGGTCCAGTTGGAGTTCCAGCCTTCCACGCCCACTGCCCAGGCGAGCCAAGGTAGTAGCGAGGCCGGGCAGCGGTCGGGGTTCCACAGGCTGTCGACCTTCGCTAGGTCGAGTTCGCTGAGTTGGGCGTCGCTGGCTTCCAGCGCGCGCTCTAACCGCGTCGCGTTGGGTGGGAGCAAACTAGTCGTCATGGCCCACCTCAAGCTCGATTGCAGCACAGTAGGCGGCTTGCGTGAGGTCGCAGTGGATATCCTCGGCAGGGCTTTCCAGTTCGACGCGCTTGACGCCCTCGACGTAGAGACGTGCAAGTAGTGCGTCGCGCACGAGGTCGCGGCCTAGTACATGCATACGGCGCACGAATTGTTCGACGCGCTGACGGGCCGCGGCCTTCACGGTGGGCTCGTCGGCGCCCTCGAACAGGACCAAGCGCGCACGGGTGGTGTATTCGGTAACAATGGCCGGGCGCGTTTCGACCTTGTCGTTGAGCGGGCGGAGGTCTTCGTCGTTGACGCGGGCGTGGACGATATCGAGAAGTTCTTGGCTGGGAACGCCGTTGCCGTCGTGGCTTAGCACGGTGATTAATATTTCGCCGCCGTTGGGGCGAGTGCAGGAGGCGTCTTTTACTTGGCCGCTGGCCGAGCGGGCGTGGTAGACGTAGGCGGGGCGTGCGCCGGCCGTGCTATAGCTATCGCCGGCCATGAGAATGCGCTCGATGTAGGCGGCGTCGCTCTCGTAGGTCGGCGGGATCGGCGGATTGGCGTCCGGATCGCCTGCGTCGATGACTAATCGCGGCGTGCGATGGAAGGTGACGCCGAGATGGTCGAGGGTGCTGCCTTGGCTGTAGGCGAGCAAGAGCAATCGAGCGCGGTCGTTGAACTCCTGGCGTAGGATCATCTCGCGGTAGGCGCTTTCCTCCAACAGGCGCGTTGCCGGCTCGGATTCCCGGTTGAGGACGTCCGCAGCTTGGGGGTGGCGGCTAAGGAAAGCGGATTTACGCTGCGCGAGGATGTCTTCGTAATCCAGCTGTTCGACGATCTCCGGCGCCGGTAATTGGGATAGATCGATGCTCGACCGACTCATGCGGTTACTCCTGTCGGCAAGTTGAATTCAAGGCGTGCCCGTTCGGGGGTGCTGGTATCGAGGCGGACGATGTCGGCTTCGAGTACAACGGAGCTGGGGCGGGCGCTATTAACCAGGCGGACGATGCGCTCGACCCGAATTCTCGGTTCCCACCGAATCAACGCGGTTACTACGGCGCTGTAGGCCAGCATGAGCGTAACGTCGTTGAGCGGTTGGTCGATCAGCTCCGGCAGTAGCGAGCCGTAGTCGCGGCGCATGACGCGGGAACCGATCGGGGTGGTGAGAATATCGGTCACGCTCTGGCGGATGTGGTCGATACCGTCGATCGCGTGGCCGGTGTGCGCGTTCATGCCTGCCATGGTTTTACCCTCCCGCGAAGACGTTGGTGCTGCCTTGGGCGACGGCGGAGCCGCAGGCGATCGGATCGCCAATGCGTCCTAGCGGCAGGCGGTTGACGAATACGGTGCTACTGCCTTCGGCCAGTGCGGATTCGTGGGCGCTGTTGCCGCAGGCATGCTCTTCGAAGGCGTCTCCTACACGGAGAGCTGCCTTCCCATTAATGGTTACATCGCCGCTCCCGCTAGTGCTTTTTCGCGGCGGAAAGCAGCCTTCGCCTGTGCAGATGTCGCCTACTCGGCTAACGGCTGGCATCGATACGCTCCTTTAGTAAGTCCCGGTTGGCGTTGTATTGCTGCAGAATTTCGATCTCGTATTCGCCGCTGGCGCTAACCGGCTGGGGGCCGTTTGGTGTATTTCGGATGCCCGTCGCTGTTACGCTCAGTGTGTACTTGCGCTTATTGGTCGGGTCTGCCTCGAACTTGACGACCTCGGCGCCGAGGGGGACATCTTCCCACCTGTTTACGGTGATGGGCGTTGTCCCGTCCAGGTAGCGAATTGCCAGGATCGGGAAAAGGTCGGGCACGATGTCGGGCCAGCCGACGAACAGAAACCCGGGAGACGCGGTAACTTCGACACTGCTGGGAAGGGCTGGCGAAGAGGACCACTCCCAGCCTGTCCAGATATCCCACCCTTTGGCTTTTATGGCCTCAACGACACCGCTCTCCAGGTCGAACTCCCGTATCAATATGGCCCCGTTGGCTGGCTCTAGCTCCATCGTCATGGGTTCAGCTCCACGCGGTTGCCTTTGAGAACGAGGTTGCCGGCCGCTTCGATAGTGATGTCGCCGCCCGCCTGAATCTCGATCCGATCAACAGTTGCGATCGCCAGCGCTTTCTCAGCGTGGTCGTAGGTGACCGTGGTTCCGTCGGGAAACTCTCGCTTCCAGACGCTTGGATCAGTGGCCGGAGGCGGCGAGGCTTCGCTGTAAATGCCCGTTAGCACGATGGCCTGGCTAAGATCGCCGCCCGGCGATAGCAGGAGAACTTGCTCGCCGGCGGTGGGTGGATCCCAGTCCCGCGTGGTTCCGGCGCGCGCGCTTAACCACGGTAGCCAGCCGGTGAGGATGGCCCCGCTTTTGATGCGCGCCCGGGCGGTGGCGGTGTCCACTTCATGGACCGTTCCCAGCCGCACCAGGTTGTTTAGCAAGCGAAGTAGTTCGGCGACGTTGTTCATGCCGTCATGGTGACAATCTTCGCCGCGGACCGATAGCGACGGGCAGTGTAAGTAGCGAGCACTACCCGAGGCGTTTCAGCGGCCTACGCATCCTCCCTTTCGGTCGGGCCACGAAGGCAGATAGTCAGCTCGGCATCGTCGTTCATGGCCGGCGGCGGCTCCGGAATAACGTGGGTGACCTCCTGTTGTCCGCTCTCGTTGCTAGCGACGATGACGCGCTCGCTCAGGGTAACCGTCAGCGTCAGGTCGATGGCGTCGTCATTCAGCCTTGGGGCGTCGACCTCGATGCCGGTCTCTGCGGCGTGGCCGGGTTCGTGTGCATGTAGCCATTCAAGGAGTGGAATTACGAGAGAGTCGAGTGAGTCCGGATAATCGCTGACGGCGATCTGCACCGGGCAGCGCCAGAGGTGGGAGAGGTTACCGCCCTGCCAGTACTCGATACGGCCTTCCTCGATGGCGAGGCTGAGCTTTTCCGGGGCTTCCTCCAGGCTTGGTACAGTCGTGACGAGGTGTTGGCGTAATGCGGTTAGTTTTTCCATGGGGGCGGCTCCTGATGAATTTGCTGATGGCAGGCAATGACGGCATCCACTTTCGCGGCGCAGAGGGCCCAGGCGCTTTCGACTTCCTCAATCAACAGGTTGAGATCGCCGTTTGTCCGTGGGCTGCTGGCCGGTAGCTGGCAGGGCGTCGGTGTCGCGCAGGCGTTGACGATAAGCGTCGGCGCCGGTGAGGGCGGGGCGCTCGCGCAGCCGTATAACAGGCTCAGGCATAACAGCGTCGGCCCAAGCGCGAAGTTTCTCGTTTTCACTGTGTAGCCTCCGGATATGGCGGGTGCGGTCGGCAAGCTCGCGCTCCAGCCGCTGCTGTTCGGCCAGCTGCTCGGCGCGTTGTCGGGCATGCTCTGCTGCGAGCTGTTGTTGCCGTTCGAGGATCTCGTTGGCTTTGGTCAGCGCGGCTTGGGCGGTGTCGCGCTGTTGCATGGCTTGTTCTTGGCGGGCGCGGGCGGTGTCCAGCCGAAGGTTTTGGATGTGCAGCGCCAGCCCCAGAAGTGCGATAAGGGCAAGAGCGGCGAGCTTAGTTTTCATGCCGCACCTTCGCGTGCTGATAGCCCCGCGGGCAGCAAAGCGCATTCATGACGCGAGCCCTGCGGTCGAATGCCGTTCCCAGGCTTGTTGTAGGCGTAGGTCGTATTGGTTCTTCGCGTAGGCCGGGCCGTTATAGAGCCGGGCAAAGCGAGCCCAGTCCCGCCCGCGGAGGGCTTGCTGGAGGCCGTTATCGGTAGCGATAAAACGGATGAAAGCGTCGAGGTGTGCCTTGTCGTCGACTTCCATGGCTGCGCGAAAGGTCTCCGCGGCTTCGTAACCCAACCGTTGCCAATGAAATCCCATAATCTGAAAACGCCCCCAGCTTGCCGACTCGATTGCCGCTTGTCGGTGGATCGCTTCGGCCGCTGCGAGGCGTTGGTATTCGGCCGCGCCGCCGCGATAGCCCCCGGTGTGGGGCGAGATCAAGTCCGGGCGTTGTTGTTGATGCGGTTGCGGGTCGATGCCATGCGCCAGCAATCGCCGCCGAAAGATATGCCGCTCGAACAGGATTTGCGGTCGTCCGTCGGGAAGAAAGCCGTTGCCGCGGCTCTCGACTTCCGCCACGGCATGGATGGAAGCAATATCAACGCCAAGCCGTTCGGCAGCATCTCGGATCGCATGTTGTCGGTGGGTACGTTCTTCGTCTGCACTGGCGAGCGCGGCGCGCGTTTGCGGGCCGGCGATGCCGTCGACCGCTAAGCCCTCCCGCTGTTGATAAGCGCGTACGGTGGCTTCGGTTGCAGGGCCGAACCGACCGTCGACGGTCAGCGCAAAGCCTTGCGATTGTAGTTGACGTTGCAGATTCGCAACCGCGTCTCCCGAATCGCCACGGCGTAGCATCATGGTTTTAACCTCCCGAGTTTTGCGACATTGCCTCCGGCCCGGAAGGTCTGAAGGGCCAACAGGCCGAGCAGGAGCGTAGCGAGCCAGGGAAAGGCGTTCTGGCTCCAAATACCCCAGACGAGCTGGGTGGCGACGATCAGGTAAACGTCGATTAACAGCCAGGCGAGCAAGGCCCAGTGGAATCGGTAGCGGCGTTCGCCGCGTCGGAATAGCAATAAGCGTCCAGCTGCGGTAAGGCAGGCAAGAAGGGCGAGTAAGTTAGAGAACCACAGCGTCATGGCTCAATTCTTAGGTCGGAACCAACGGTTGATGTCGATCTGGTCGATACCGGCGATGATTTTGTTGCCCAGCCCGACGACGCCGGCTGAAAACACAAAGGCGCTGATTGCAGGCTCGTCGAAAATGTGTCCGAGCACAGCCGGGCCGCCTACGTAACCCATCGACAAGCTGATCGCCAGATAAAGCAGGCGGGTGGCGATACCGAGATCCTTCGCGCTCATTACAAACAACGTGGCTCCGGCGCAGGCGCCGATGAGCGTTCCGGCATCGATGCCCGGGAGTAAAGAGGCAACGGTTATCGCGCCGGCCGTTGTGCTAGCGATAGCGGTGGTGCTCGGTTCAGCCATTAGGCTTTCCTACCTTGTGTACGTGTCAATTCCACAGCGCTACGGTGGAACGCGTTGTGCGCGGTCGCTGTATGGGCAGCCGAACGCGCGTGCCGATGGGAAGCACGGGGCCGAGTTGGGCCAGCCCGGAGTTTGCTTCGAGCACGGCCTCGGTCACACCGGCGGTGTAGCCGTAGTGGCGCTGGCAGATCAGATCTACCGTGTCGCCTTGCTTGGCGATGGCGATATCCATCAGGTCGTCAACTCCCGAGTAATGCAGGCACGGCCGATAAAGTGCCGTCTCTGTTTGCAGCCGGATTGCTCAACAATGTCGAGGGACGTTACTAGAGTCGTTGTTTTATCGTTCGCGGCCAATCGGATAGCTGTGTAGGCGTGCGTGCTTACCTGGCAGGACGGTCGTCGAGGTAACCGCAGTAAGGTTGCGCGATAGCTTTCGTAAGTGTTTGAAAATGAGAGGGGGAGGGCTTACCTCGGCAAGGTAATGCCGAGTAAGGCGAAGGGTAAGTTGGCACTAAGTTATTGATGTTGTTGGCGGTGGTTGAGGTAGGCTCTTACTCTTGCGAAAGGTAAGAAGTTACCGTTTTCTTACCTAATGTTTACTTTTCTTCGCTTATTATTTTTCGCGTTATATTAACGGCTTATCTCCTGTTTGCCGGCGGCTTACCGGCATTACCTATTACCGCGATGGGCGGTTATTGCGGGCGGTGGAGGGCAATAGGCTTTGTCCGTGATCGCGAGATAGAAAAACGCATGCGACATGCTTCGAGCGAAGCGAATGGAGCGTTATTAGACAGGCAGGCTTATATAAGACAAAAGGGCTTAGCGCAAAGCGCTAAGCCCTTGAATTTGGTGGGCCGTGTTGGACTCGAACCAACGACCAGCGGATTAAAAGTCCGATGCTCTACCAACTGAGCTAACGGCCCAATCAAGGCGCAGAATAATACCCTAAACTTTCGCGGTAGTAAATCAGCTTTTGGTATTTTTTTCTGGTAAGGGGTCGGGTCGGCAATGCGGGCGGCGCGGAAGCCTTCTGCGCGCAGGCGGCAGGAGTCGCAGATACCGCAGGCGCGGCCGGCTTCGTCCGCTTGGTAGCAAGACACGGTCAATCCGTAGTCTACCCCAAGGCGAGCGCCCATGCGGATGATGTCGGCTTTCGATAAGTCCATCAGCGGTGCGCGTACGTGCAGTTGCTCTTCGCCTTCCACCGCCGCTTTGGTTGCTACGTTTGCCATCTGTTCAAAGGCTTTGATGAACGCCGGCCGGCAGTCCGGGTAGCCGGAGTAGTCGACCGCGTTGACGCCGATGAAGATATCCCAGGCGCCGATAACTTCCGCATAGCCCAGCGCCAGGGAGAGAAACACGGTGTTGCGTGCCGGTACGTAGGTGATCGGTATGCCCGGTTCTTGCTTATCGGGAACGGCGAGGTCGAGATCGGTCAGCGCCGATCCGCCGAACTCGCCAAGGCCGATGGATAATACGCGGTGTTCGACGGCGCCGAGATCGCTGGCAATGCGGCGGCAGGCGTCGAGTTCGGCTTTATGCCGTTGGCCGTAATCGAAGCTTAGTGCGTAGCAGTCAAAGCCTTGACTACGCGCGATGGCGAGCACGGTGGCAGAATCTAAGCCGCCGGAGAGAAGGATGACGGCGCGAGGTTTCGACAT